CATGGTGTCAATGACGACCATTGAGGGGCGCTCGTCTCCGTTCTTAGCCATATCACATAGCTGCTTGATCTTGGCTTCGACGTGGTCCCAGGTAATGATGAGCGGCTTTCCGTCGACGTCCATTGGACGACCATCAAGACCAATGCCGGGCCACACTGCACACTTGGCGTGGGGGGACACGGTGCTGGACAGATCGAGGTTGATGACGAAGGCGTCGGGGCAGGACTGGAACAAGTAAGACTTGCCAGAGTTCTGCTCACCCACGACCATGCCGAAAAGATTACGGAGCGAATAGAGACCAGGTCCACCCTGGAATCCTAGCCCCTTGTATGCCCGAACGGGGCCAGTACCTGCTGCTGTTGTCTGATGAATGCTCATTAGAATTCTCCTGATTGACGTGCGATCTCACCGAAGGCGTCACCGAATCCCCGCGACGGGCGGAAATCAAAAGTATTTTCGTTGTCGAACTTGACATCCTGTTCCCCTGCATCCGGGCGGGGGCCGGCCCCCCCGCCCGGGGCGGGGACGGGGGTGATGCCTTCGATCTGCACAACCTTGCGGAAGGAAATGCCAAGTGCTTCAAGCCACGTGTTGAACGTGGAGAAAGACACGGTGCTCTGCGTGGACTTCTTGAATGCAGTGTGCAACGTGGACTTGTTGGTGATCTCGGGGTCAGTGCGAATCAACTCTGCAAGTGAGGGCTTGATGATTTGCTGCAACACAGAGGTGAGCAAAGTACCAAACTCACTGCGCTGCAGTTTGCTGGGCGGATACGGATCCGTTGTCATTGGTTGTCTCCTGTGGTGTGTCCCGGTCCGAAACGAGGAACCCCTCCTGCAGTACGATGTCCGGCCATTCCGTGACAGGTCGCAGGACGAAGGGGGCGTATGTGTCCAGTGTACCAGATCCGTGGACTTCTGTGGGCCACGGATACTCATGTGGTTCAATTGCGGCGATTCTCCACTTATTCACCGCAGCCAGCCGGGCCCGGTACTGGGCTGTCCAGTGCGGGTCCATCAGGGCAGTACCGCTGGTGAAGGAGAGGTCGATGACGGGGTCAGCAACCCGGTCACCTGACAGGTGGATGTAGTCCTTCTCGCCCCGGTACCACTGGCGGCAACGCTCGAGGTAGTTCTCCAGCCGGGGCTCGCCGGTGTACACCTTCTCATTGCGAGGCTCGCCCTTGCGGGGCCCACTCTTGAAGGGGGTGGTGTCAAGGATGTAATCCCGGTCGCTTTGGCCGAAGGAGATGGTGGGCTTGCGGATGATGGCGTGGAGCATGCCCCCCACGGTGACGTCCGAGGGCAGGTCGTACTTGGCTTGGAGCTGACCCGTCTTGACCATGTGGTCGAGGATGTGCATGTAGTGCTGGGTCTGTGGTTCGATGGGGCACGACGCTGCACGCATGCGGGGGCTGATACCCGTGGTCTTGTAGTCCACGATCCACAGGGAGTTCTGAGTATGGTGGTGGAGCAGGAGGTCGGGCTGCATGACGCAGTCGATGGGGGCCACACGCTTGTCGTCCACTTCCAGGTTGGTGCGGAGGATGCACTCCTGACAGATGGGCGTGAAGTTGGGGTCCGAGAGGAACTCGTGCAGGGTACGGCCGTTGGAGATGGCCCCGTTGATGGGCATGTCCTTGGTCGTGAGGGCCCAGACCCAGGCGCACGTGGCGTCCTGTTCCTCAGTGGCGAGGATCTCACGGATGCGTGCGTCCCCCATGGCAAGGGTGGTGCACACATTACGGAGCTCGTCCATGCGGATCTCAAGCTTGGCCTTGTACTGGGTGTGTGCTTGGTCCCCAGTCATGCCCGGTTGCAAGAGGATCTCGAGGGCCGCGTGGAACCACGTGCCCTGCGAGAGGGCCACGCTGTAGCGCAGCGCTGGGACTAGGCCCAGCTTGCGAGTGAGGTAGTAGTGGAACGGGGATCCGAGCGAACGGAAGTCGGACGAACGGACGGGGGGACGACGCTCAACCAGACCGTGCTGGGCAAGCAGATCACGCGACCCTACTGGGGTCGACCGGAACTCAGGTGGCATGTTGTTCTCCTGTTAGGTAGTTAAGCCCACACCCGCATGGGGTGGGATGGTGGTGGATCAAGAATGGGTAGAGTATCAATCTGCTCTGGAGTCAGTTCCCCAGCCACGCGAAGATTTGCATGGAAGCGACTATCGGTTACGGCCTCGCCATTCACAATGCGGGTCACAGGGCCGATCCATCCAATGTCGATGCGCTGCCCGTCAAGTTCGTGGCACTCGCCATCAATGCGCTGGACTGCAACGCCGATGGCCGCAAAGGCCTCAACCATCCGCGCTTCCGTGTTCGTGCGAAGGTAGTAGTCGTTCATGGATTCACCGTTAGTGCGTTCATTTGTGCCATTGTCAGTCCAGTCGGCCAGAACTTAATTGACCGAATTGCAATGCTTGGATAGTCAGTTCCTGCGCTACTGTTGTCGCTGTTTAACCTTAAAGACGTAGCAATAGAGACCCCAGATGTAGCAGAACTCGTAGGCGTTGTCGTTGCCTGTGCTCCGTTGATACTCATAGCGGTGCTGGTTGTTGTTCCGTCAAACGAGTAGGAAGTCGCCGCCTTTGCGCTTCCAAGTGATGTCCGACTGCCATTCAAATTGGAACCAAGTGCAGATGTTCCGTTGGTCTGGAAGTACGACGCAAGCAACACACCGCTGCCCCAACGGAATCGCTGCGCGTAGTTTCCACCATTGTTGAACGCAATTGACCCTGCAAAGTTTCCGTTCTCGGTGTTATTGCTGAAGTGCGCGAAGAGCGTTCCGCCGTTTGCGTTGTAGTTGATCGCAGCAATATTGCTCATCGTGCAAATATCTATCGCTCGCTGCACGGTGCTTGCCCCGGTCGGGATGTACGACGATGCGCCGGAGCCTGTCTCTAGTTGGAATCCCCACATCTCAAACTCGCCGGTAGCGGTACCGCTTGCGCTCTGAATCTGCGGACCGCTTGCAGAAACGGCAACATATGAATATGAATACCTGACCCAACTAGTAGAGATTGGAATGTTTGGACTACTTGCGACAGCTGAATCGCCAAATCGGATGTTCGGATTTGTCGTATTGGAAGTAGCCCGTATCCACGCGCTGAACGTGTAGGTGGCTCCCACGGTATTCGTGTACGCCATCTGCGTATTGTTCGTGAAGAGACCATTTCCAACCGCTGAAAAGGTGATGCGAGCGGCGGTAGTATCGTTTGCTGGGCTGGTTATCCCGGTGGTATACGACTTGGTGTAGCCACCGTATGCAATCCAGTTTGTGTCTGCATACGCAGAGTATTTCAGCAAATTGGTAGCGCTTCCTTCAATGAGCAACCCGCGAGCAGTCAGCGTGGTGGGGTCGTAGTCGAAGCGAGCATCATGTCGCTCAACCGAGGTGCTGGTGTTTGCAAGGTACGGGAACGGCGCAGCACCAATCCAGTATCCAAAGCGCGGGTTTGCAAACCGAATCGTAAACGCACCACTGCGCGCTTGCCGCAGGTTGACACCAAAGTTCGGCGTTACGGTTCCGCCACCCGTTTTCTGAATAACCCAAGTCAGATTGCACGGGCCTGTGATTACAGTAGATCCAGCAACGCTTACACCGTCGATATAGAACGCAACATCAGTAACGCTGCCTTCAGAAACAAGATCGGAAGCCGTCAATGTTCCATAGGTTGCGCTATTGTCAGCAACAATATCCACCGACACCACCAAGTTCAGCGTGGTGTTGGGAATGCTGGTGGCGCGGGCAAGTCCTAGCCGATCTGTTCCGGATGAGGTTGAGATTGTTACCGACCCGTTGCCATTGAATGTGGCTGTCTTGCCTGCTCCCGCAAAGGTATATTGCCACCCTGACGATGTGAGAGAAGGGTTTGCACCACTCAATCCCGAGTAGGCGGTGTTGAACCACAGATTGTGATCCGCGTACCGCACCAACCCGCTGGAGTTGATGAACGTCGCAGGGCTGGATCGGCTGAACGTGAACCGCGAGTCCAGCGATGACATCTGGGTGAAGTCGAGGGACAGCGTTGACCCGTCGCTTGCTTCAAGTGCGGGGTAGATGCGGTTACGCTGGTCTCGAAGACCAAAGGCGTCGAGAGAGGAAAGCCTGGTTCGGTTCAGCATTAGATGTCGCCGAGGTGTGCGTTGGCGCTTGCCGATGTGGTAGTAGTGCGGAAGGCAAGTTCGACCAGGTCAAAACCAACCGTATCCACAATGAAGAAGCCGGTGGTGCCAAGGCTGGTTGCGTTGAAGATCTTGCAGTCACCCGTTGCCCTGGTAAACGATGAACATCCCAGCATGCTTGCCGTGCCGTTGATGGTTGCACCGCTTGCGGAGTCAAGAGTGCAAGTCACATCGGTGATGAGGTTGGGGATCCACAAACTGGAGTCGCCACACCACACCCAACCAATTACTCGGATAGATGGGGAGGTGCCCGCATTCGTAAAGCGAGGCGACACCTTCAGGTAGTTCATTGCACCTGAGACAATAGCACTACCGCCAGTGCTCGTCGGCCTAGTGGCAGTCGCGTACTTCAGGACGTAGGGGGAAACCGTGGTCGAAGTCGAGACGTTTGAACCCTTCAGCGCAAGGTAGTAGGGTCGGTCTGCGGTAACAAGCTGGACGTGGTTGGACATGGGGGTTCCTCAGTGGGGGTGATAGCAGGGAGTATAGGGCACAGTGCCGCGTTGACCAAGAGGCGTACTGCCCACTCGGCCACGGCACGGCGTGCACTCATGGAGGTGTTGGGTAGGAGGATGAGTCCGATGTTCCGTTCCAGCAGGATGCGATGCAGGGCGTCGATCGCATTCCAAGGATCAGGCAGATCCTTGGTGGGGTTCATGGTGTCGAGCAGGTTCCCCTCGAGCAGGAGGTAGGGGTAGAAGCAGGCTTCTTTGAGTCGGTCCATTGCCGCTGTGAATTTGCGGCGACCGTCGGCGGTCAAGCAGTTCCCTGCCACCTCGGCTAGTGAACCCTTCCGCTCGATTAGACAGGCGGCTTCGTACCCCTTGAGTGCGTAGTCCCCGGTGACGAGCGTGACCTTCTCGGTCTTGAGGCGGTGGGTTCGTGAACTCCGGGAGAGAGCAGGCAGGTCCGACCGAAGCGACGGAAGGTGCTCCGGAAAGGGCAGCGGCTTCTTCTCCCTGGAGTCCACGAGGATCGTGAGTTC